CACAGCAAGGCAAGAACGTCGTTCTCCCGAGCCGCGTCTTCTCCGAGCGATTGAAGAAGGCAGAGACGAAGGGAAGACTGGCGTTTCAGGCCGAACTGGACAAACAGGCAACGGAACGAGGCTTCGCCAACCACGCGGCCATGCTCCAGCACCTGGATGCCTTGCGGGTAGCGCCCAAGGGTCGACTACAGACCCAGCCGCCAGCGGCTCCCGCGACGACCGAACAGCCTCCGCTCCCGCCCAAGAATCGCAATGACCGTCAGGCCATGGCGAAGTACGAGCAGGATCGGACCAAGTGGAAGCGCGCGCAGGAACAGCAGGAACGGCAACTGACGATCGAAAAGCAACGCAGGCGCAAGGCAGAAAACCGGGCCAACGCCATCGAGGCCAAGGCCAATCTGGAGCGCATCGCCTTCGGGTGCGGCATCCGGGATACCGACTACGCAATCACCCTGTACCTTCGGGCGCAGGAAGGGAAGAGCGAAGAGGAGTTGGCGAAGCTCGACGAGAAGGCGTACTTCAATGGCCTTCGCGAGCAGCACCCGCACCTTTTCGGAGAAGTCACGGTCCCTGCGACCACAGGAACCACCGGGGCTATCCCAGGATCGCACACGGCGCCCAGGCCAGGCGCCACCGCCGCGGCAGCCGGTGCAGCCGGCAAGGTCGACGTCATGTCGATGACGAAGCAGCAGTTCGAAGCCTACAAGCGCAACAAGGGCCTTCGCAGCGCATCGACCGGGCTGGGGTAAGGCAGGGGCACGGGGGCTAGCAGGAATCACCAACACAGAAAGAGGAACCCATGGACTTCTCAGTCATTCAGCAAGATCCGACGATTCGCGCCCTCGTGCAAGACAACGCCCTCATCCGCGAGATGAAGGACGCGCTGTACCCGCGCAACCTGTTCCGCGGCGAAGCAGCCCCCGTGTTGCAGCCCGGCCAGGCCGGCGATCAGTTCGTCTTCACGGGGAACGGTTTGATGGCCCCCACCACCAACCCGTTGAACCCGCGCGACGAGCCGGAAGTGATCGACTACGAAAAAGAGCAGTGGAACATGCAGCTCCATCAGTATGCCGGTCGGTGCCCCGACACCAGCATGCCGACGAGCATCGTGGCGATCGCCAACCTGTTCACCAACAACGTGCATCAGCTCGGCCTGCATGCCGCGCAGTCGCTCAACCGCTGCGTGCGTGACCGCCTCTACAACGCCGGCCTGAGTGGGCAGACGGTCTGCACGGCAGTGCAGGCGTCCGGCACCACCATCACGGTCGCTCGGTTGAACGGTCTCACGACCGCGCGCCGCCCCGACCTGTCGGCCGGCTCGCCCGTGCAGTTCGCGGCCATCTCGGCCACCAACCCGCTCAAGATCCACTACAAGAACGGCGGTGTCACCCACGACGCCACCGCGACGGGGTTCACCCCGACGTACTCGGGAGACGAGACGGGCCCCGGCGTTCTGACGGTGACGGAAACCGTGACGCTGGCAGTACGTGATCCGGTCTGGTCGGACGACTGCTCGTTCATCGTGCGGCCGGCATCGACCATGCTGTCGGTCGACGGTCTTCTGGCGGCCTCGGTGTTCACGTTCGACATGTTCCGCCAGGCGGTCGCTCGCCTGGAGGACTCGAACGTCCCCAAGATGCCCGACGGCTTCTACCACTCGCACTTCAACAGCTACTCCAAGAACCAGCTCTTCGCGAGCGACGAGGCGCAGAGACTCCTGACCTCGCTGCCCGACTACTACTGGTACAAGGAGTTCACGCTGGGCGACGTGCTGGGCACCCTGGTGTTCAACGACACCGAGACCCCGAAGAAGTCCACCATCGCGGGCGGCCTGCAGAACACCTACAACGGCAACCCGCGAACGGGCGAGCGCTTCGGAGGCGAGTTCACGACTGGCGCCACCGTCAGCGCGATCCCGAGCACGGAAGTGCAGCGCCCCATCTTCATCGGCGCCGAGGCCATCTACGAGTACTACGCGGACCTGCGCGGGCTCATCACTGAGGCCGGCATCAACGGCGAGATTGGCGACTTCAGCCAGCTCACCAACAACGGAGTGGAAGTGAACGTCGATCGCGTGCAGTGCTACCTTCGGGCGCCTGTCAACGTGATGGGCGATCTCGTGACCGGCGTGTGGAAGACCATCATGGACTGGCCGACCCGCACCGACGCTGCGACTGGTGACTCTGCGCGCTATAAGCGCTGCGTCGTTTGCGAGCACGTCTAGCCAACCTCGTCTCAGAGGAGCTATGTTTGGACACGAGGCATACCCGACACGAACGGCTCTTGAGCCGGCGGGTATGCCATCGTCGAGTTTGGCCTTCGGGCCAATAAATGGGCCTGGACTCTTTTCGAGTCGTAAACACACGCGATCGTGTCGCTGTGTTCTGGCCCGCCGACGTGGTGGCGGTGCTTCGGCGCTCGCCTATACGAACATGTCGGTTAGCAGCACTTGTCGCCTGATGGTTACGGATACGCGCTCGCTTGGTCTGGTCACTCAGCGGATGCGCCCGTTTTTGATGGCGAACTCGAACTGGCCTCGTGCCGTGTCCGAGATGTTGTGCTGCGTTCGGGGAACGCAGACCCTGGCCTGTGGCCACGGAACCGCGTCCCCCTCTGGCGGCCCCGATGATTTTCGTCGGCCGGTGGCTTCGGCCATGACGTTCGGCTCTCGCAAGAGCAGACCCCATCGTGCTGGGACAAAGCATGTATCTGCACGCGCTGGAGTCCTACGTCCCGCCTCTTTTCGACCAGGAGAAACCCCATGAGCCTGATGAGCGATAGGTCAGCCAAGAAGAAGGACAAGCCGGGCGAGGGCGTGGCCCCTGCCGCGGCCGTCAAAGAAGATCCCCTCGCCGGGGTGGCGGTGACGGTCGAAGAGTTCCAGGCCGAGCACTCGCCCGTCGAGGCACTGGACGTCACGGTGGCGCAGAACTTCATGGGCGACACCACGCCGGACGACATCAAGATGCCCGTCGTCGAAGCCCCACGCACGCGGGTGCGCGTGCTCCAGAGCGCCAAGGTCATCATCGGAGGCTACCCCTGCCGGTTCACCGCCGGCGACGTGCTCGACGCCAACGTCTACAGCAACTCGGGGTTCCGTGAGATCCTGAACCAAGTTCGTACGGAGCCGGTCACCTGACATGCTGAGCGACGGGGAAAAGGTTCGCATCCGCTATCACATGGGCTATCCGAACCTTTCGGCTGGTCCATCGTTGTCGGCCGGCGTCCCCCTCGACAGTCCCCTGATGACTCTGTTGGAGCGGTCCTTCGTGCTGTTGCTGCCGGCGGCTGAGTCGCTGGTGCGCGAGCTGGTATCCCGACTCGACATGATCGACGGGGCCATCGTCGACGCTCAGATCCGCATGCAGGCCAGCAAGGTCGACGGCATCGAGTTGAACGCCAACGAGACCAACATGCTGGAGGGCGAGTACATGCGGCAAGTGGCCCGCCTGTCGGACACCTTGCACTGTACGATCTACCCTTTCTCGGCGCGGTTCAAGGCGCTGCAGTCGCTCGGTGGCAAGGTTCAGACCGGCATGATCGGGGTGGCGTGATGAGCCCCGTGATCGTGAAGCACTCTGGGATTGCGATCGGAACCGCATCGAGTGGTTGTTCCATTGGGCTCGCCTGCGGGCCGTTCGATACGAGCTTCTGCGCGGCCTACGAGGCCAGCAAGACCAGCCAAGACGACATCAGCGACGCGACGTTGCTAGCGCCGTTCGTTCTTCCATTGGAGAACGTCGCCAAGGTCCGGGTGCTGATCGTTCGCGCGACTGGAGACAGCGTGACGATGCTGCTGACGAGCGCCGCGGGTGTCGATCAAGAAATCCCCCTCAGCGGCGGCGGGATGCAGATTTTCCACCAGCCGAACCCCGACGACGCCTTCACGGCCATCAAGTTCATCGGGACCAACTCCACCGTCAGCTACTTCATCGCGGGGGACGCCTCCTGATGGACCGCACTTCTCCGAGCGACGTCTTGGCCGAGATTCCGGCCATCGCGGGGCAGGTGCATCCCGAGGCGTCGCGGCGCTCGCTGGCGGATTCGCTGGGCCCCACATGCGATCGCATCCGCCAGATTGCCACTGATCTCGGGGTCCGTCCCTATCAGGTATTCCTGGTGCATTGGCGCTGGCCGGGAAAGCGAGGACTCGGGCGGCCGGTCGAGACGTCGCGAATCGAGATCCTGCCGACCCCGCGCGTCCAGGACATGCTCAGCACCACGTTCGCCGCGTCGGCTTTCGGCCAGACGGAAGGCGGCGGACTCTTCATCGATCGTATCAGCCAGCGGTTCAGCGAGGCTGACCTACTGGGCACCACGCCCGACATGGCCGATCCGGTGAGACCACAGACGAGCGCCGGCAACGTCGAGTTCTTCTGGGAAGTGCGGGAGCGCCGCAACACGTGCCCACCCACCAAGCCGCGGCGGTACGTGCCGAGTGGTGTCCCGATGCTGAACCGCACCGGGCTGCACTGGCGCGTGAATCTGACCAAGCAGTCGACCTCCTACGAGGTTGAGCCCGAGGTGGCGTCGTGATTCGCCACGTGCAGCTTCGAGACTTGGGCGGCTACATCTCACGAATTCCCAGAGAGCGCCACGCGGCGGCCGTGAGAGGGGTGCGGCAGACGTTGCAACAACGGGGACGAGTGATCGTCAACGAGGAGATCAACGCCACCAAGCCGCGCCCTCCAGTTGACCGACGCACCTACGCCAACTCGTGGTTCACGATGGCGATTGACGACGGTGGTCGCATCTACTCGAAAGATCCCAAGGCGTCTATCGTTGATGGTGGTCGCCGGCCGGGCTTCGGCGTCGGCAAGGCCGGCATCCAGGCCCTCATGGGCTGGGCGCAGCGGCACGGCATGGAGCGGTCCGCGGCCTACGCGATCGCGGCAGCCATCAAGCGCCGCGGCATCTGGCAACCCAAGGGCCTGCGAGTGTTCGAGCGCGCCAGCAAGCGAATCGTCGAGGCATGCCGACACGCCGCCAGGCTCGCGATCGTGGGCGCCGAATTCAAGGGGAGCCACGGCTGATGCACTCCAGCGACTTCTCAAAGTCGGCATGCATGGACGTGCGGGATGCCTGTGCGCTGGCACTTAGCCGGGTCATCGAGGCCATCGATCGAAACATCGGCGGCCAGCGGGTTCACTTCGCGCACGTGTTCGACGAATGGCCGACCCAAGAGGACAAGTACGATCCTCCTGCTGCCTGTGTGATGGCGCCTCCCGAGTGGATCTACTCGGACTCAGGGGCGCCCAAACTGCTCGAGGACACCATCGAGAGCAAAGACACCGGGCCGAACGATCCGCCCAGCTTCGGCCTGTACAAGACGGCCGAAATGATCGACGAGTTCGACCTGCAGATCCGGGCCGGCAGCACCGCCATGCGGTCACTGCTCAAGCTGGCGATCGAGGATGCGTTCCAGACCAGGAACGTCACCATGAACCCGAGCGTCCCGCCCTACGGGCTGCTGCTCGACCTGCCCGAATACTGGGGGCTCACCGCCCGGGCGGCTCTGCAGAAGGGCAGCAACACCGACTCCGAAGACGCGGCCGTGCGGAACCAGCGCGAGGCCAGCTTCGTCATTTCCATGCAGGCGCCGAAAGTGCAACTCGGCGCCGTCTATCCATTTACCCCGACGGTCACGGAAGTTCTTCAGACGGGAGACGGCCGGACCATCTCGACGACCACCACTACGTTCACCAACGGCATAAGGAGCTAGACCATGTTCATTTTGCGTACAACCCAGATGCCGACACTGGCCAAGCTCCTGGAGCTGGAACGTCTCGTGGCCATCGACGGCGCAGGCGTCAATCAGCCGGTCGGGCCGGGCCGAGTCAACGCTTGCGTGGTGGGCGAGTGCCTTCAAGGCCCGTTCAGCCCCACGAAGGTGACGGCGCCGAGCGACATCCTGAACTACTTCGTCGGAAATCCCAACAGCTTCACCCTTCTCAGTCAGAGCGGCGTGGATCCTTCGAGCGCCGCACAGGACGGCTCTGGTGTCACGTTCGACGGGAACCTGTGGGCCGAGCTGAAGGGCAAGACGTTTTCTGGCCTCGTCATCCAGCGGGTCGACTGCGACATGGTGGTGGCGAACAGCAGCGTCGCCAAGGCGTTCATCTCGTGCTCACTCACCGTCAATGCGGCGGATCTCACGAGTGGAAAGACCAACAAGGACATCGTGATCCCGTCGGGCACCCGGTTCGCCGACAACAGCATTGGGACCGCGACCGTCGTGATCGCGACCTCTCAGCAGATCACGATCCCATCGGGAACGAGTTGCGCTGGAACGCTGGCCCTCGGGATCAACTTCGTGCAGGACCCAGCGTCAGGCGCCCTGACCTATTCGTCCAGCCCCACCACCGGCATCACCTGCTTCTTCGTCAAGGGCACCACCAAGGCCATCGCGGGCATCAACACGATCGTCGACGGCATCGTGGCGAGCAACCCACTCTCAGGCGTGAACGCCGGAACGGTGTTGTCCGGCACGCCCGCGACCCTCAATGCGGCAGCGGCGGCCACGGCAATCTTCGCTCCAGCGGCCGGCGGTGCGGCTCCGAGCCCCGACACCCTCTCGAACCGCATCAACCTGAACTATGCGGCGGCCATCACCAAGACGCTTCCTGGCGTGGACGCGACGAACGACATCGTGGCCATCTGGTCGGCTCGAAACTTCCAGAGCAACGGCATGACCCCCGAAGGCAATAAGCAGATGCGGGCGAACCTCTGGGCCAACGTCACCGCAGCCAGCAAGACGGGAC